GTCTTGCTCCAAATATGGTTGATTTTGTGCATGGGTTACCCCATATCGTCAAAAAATTCGGTGTTTTCATCGTCAAAAATGTCAACATTGCGTTGTTGACGTTCAGCCCAAAGAATGAGCGCGGCGACGGTTTCGTGCATGGTGTCGACGTCCCAACCGTCGACGATGTTCCGCCACGCGCCGGGCGGCAAATGGTCCAAGAAATGCGATGTCAGTTGCCACACCTGCAAACCGCCCATGTCTGCCAACGCAACGACAGCCGGGCAACGTTCGGCCAAACCAATCAAGGTTTGCCGGACGTTATTTGCGGCCGTTTCGTATTCGTGCGACATGCTGAACCCATCCATCCATTGAGTCGTGGTGGATTCCGTCGCGTTCACATTGCGATTTGACGTTGTGACAATCACGACACAAACCCCAGACATTTGCAATGTCGAACATGTCAAATTCGTTTCGATGTCGTGCGGAAATATGGTCGGCGTCTGTCGTTGGCGTGACGCGGCCCATGTGGTCGCACACGGGGCAAAACGGCCAACGTTGAAGGACGGCGCGCCGGAATCGTTGCCAACGCGCGGTTTTCAATCGTGGCTCAAGTTCGGACCCAGTCGGTACTTGGTCGAACGGGCGGCGCGGCGTTCCATCTGAATGGAACGACCGCGACGGTTTGGTGTTCCGTGGTTTGGCTTTCCACGGTCGGCGTCTGTCTTTCTTGGGGATGTTGGGCATACTTTCCGAGATACACCACGGGCGAATTGGTGTCCGCCATTCGGCCGCCTTGGGGGCGTCCGATGTCGTCACCGTTCCGCCGCTTGGGTCGTCCTGACTTGGTCGAAGGTAGGCCCGGCGCCGGTGACATGCAATGTCCAAACGAAACGTGTTTTCAACATGGTTGTGTTGGCGTCACCTTTGGACACAAAAAAAACCCGGCGCGGTGGCCGGGTCCCTTGTTCGGTTGTTTACTTGTTACGCCTTGAACGTCAACGTTCCGTTGGTCCAACGCTTGCCGGGCGACCATGTGCACAACATGTTCCCGTCCTTGTCACGAATCACACGGTGCGCACCAACTTTGTGTGTGGTGACGGCCGTTGGAAACATTGTTTTGATTTGCTTGCGTGTTTCCTTTGAGAACGTGCGGTGGTTGGTCTGAATTGTCATGGTGTGTGTTTTTGTTTGTTTGATGTCCTAAAGATACGCACACAACGCACACATCCAAACATTTTCGACATTTTTTTTTTGTCACCGTTCCAATGGGCCGAATTGCTTGTTGAATTCATCCCGTTCCACGAACCGGTGTTTGTGTGGTTGCCACCACATTTTCGCCATGCCCAATTTGCCGACACCCTTGGGTTTTGTCTTTTGACAGTACACCCAACATTCGCCCGGTTCAACCGCGGTCCCGTCTGGTTCAAGTACCAAACCCGCGGGCGGACGGTAAACCAACAACATCGTGAACGCGCGTCGGAACCACGTTTGACCGCCGGCCCACTCGGTCGGCAACGCGTGGCCTTGGTAACGAGTCCCACACACGGATTTTTTGTCGGCGGCGACTTTGGCAATGTGGGTCACGACGATGTCGATTCGGTTTTGTTGCGCGGATTCGCGGCGGATGTCACGCAACGCGTCGGTCAATTGCAAATCCTCGCGTCCGCCGTGTTTTTCCAAATCGCGGTCAATGTCGTTCCACGGGTCCAACACGGTCATGTCGAACGCCTCAACACGGGCAATTTGTTGAAATGCGTCCAAGGTGAACGGCGCGTTGGTGTTGGCGATGTCGTCCGGGTCCAGAATGGCGAAATGACGGTTGACCCATTGCAACGCATCCATAAACGTTTCGTCGGACATGGCGCGTTCGTTTGGCAATCCGCCCGGCGTCGTTTTCCGGGCGTCCGCTTGAATTTTCATTTCGCACAAATCAACAATGAGGTCGTCGGCGCTCCCTTCCTCCGCCATGAACAACAACGACCGCCACCCATGCAACACGGCCGCGTTCACGACCAATTGTTTCACGAAGATGGATTTCCCGTGGTGCGGCGCGCCGGCCACGAACAACGGGAAACCCTTTTTCATTGTCCAGAGTTTGTCGAGGTCACGAAACCCGGTCCCAACACCACGTTGGGAACCGGTTTCGCGAATCTTTTTGACCGCCTCGAATCGGTCCATCGGACGGACAAAATAGACGTTCATGAGAACGGCAAACCGTCATTGGATGTTGGTTGGCCAAATGCGGGCGTTTGCGGCGGCGTGTTGCCATTCGCGTTTGGTGCGCCGACACTTTGATTTGTGTCGCCGCCGTTCGGCTCAAACACGCGCGCATTTCCCAGAATCGGCGCTTCCGTTCCGGCGTCGCGTACTTCACGCGGCAAATCTTGTTTCACGACGTAATCGGCGCCAAACTGGTTGTCCGGCGTGTTGAACAAAACAACGTCAAGATATTTCCCTTTCTTGCCTTGGAACAAATGTGCGGTCAACACCTTGTCGACGTCGATTTTCAATGTTATTCGTTTTGGAATCTTCATAGGGTTTGGGGTTTAGAGTTTGTCCAAATATCAATCGCGTGTTCCATAACCATGTCGACCATGGCGACGGTGTCCGGGTCACCGACTGACATCAATTTGGGGATTTGTTTTCTGGCATGGACAACGGAAGCGTGGTGACGATTAAAGATAGCCGCAATGGTTACCAACGCCAACGAAGTATTTTGGGACAGAAACCACATCAAAACGTGTCGAACTTGCACGCGTTCACGTCGTCTGGATTCCGACAACAATTCGTCCAACGTCAATCCATTGTGGGCGGCCACCTTTGACACGAACATGGGGACCAAATGCAATCGTTGGTTCATGTGTTGCCGCATGTCGTGGGACGCGTCAATGTGGGCTAAAATACGGCCGGCCGCGCGGCGGTGTTTGGTCGTGAATTTGAGCGCATCCGCGACCGGCTTTTGGCAATGGGGACAAATTGTGTTCATGCGTGTTGATTTTGTGCGTTCCAAGGTAGGGCAAACGACCGCCGGACGCAAACCCGGCGGTCGTGTGTTTCAAAGGTCGTCCGCGGTTTTGACGGTGTACCCGTGTTTCATGACCCACCGTCGCAATTGTTCGACGTAACGTTTGGGAACCTTTGTGCCATGACCCATTCGAAACCATCCGTCCGCCTCAAACGTCCCGTCGGGTTCAACGTGGCAATCGTCCATCCCGTCGTCGGGATGCCACCGAACAAGTCGCAAAGACACGTCCGGGTCCATCATGTATTCGGCGATTTCTTTTGGGGTGGCTGAATCTTGAAAATGGTCGTCGCGAACGACGTCGTACAAACCCCAGTCATATTGAACTGTTTCTTTCATGGTGTGTTGTTTTGTGTTTGACTTACTTGTTCAGGCCCGGACCAACCAACAAAACGGTCAACCGATGGTTGCTTTCGGGTCGTACATTCCACGCGCCTTTGTGGTTGCGGAAATATACCGTTCGGCCGGCGGACAAATCCTTGTTCATGGTGCGGATTTGCGCCATTGAACAATCTAATTTTTTAGCAACGCGGGCCAAAAGGTAATCAGGAAAATAAAACATGTTGTGTTTGTTTGTGTTTGACATGCCGTAAAGATACGCACACAATTCACACAACCAAACAAAATGTGATTTTTTTTTTCTGGAATGTCAGAATCCGACCACGTCGTCGTTGTTGAAGTAGTCCCGCAACACGGCCACGGTTTCGTCGAACCCTGTGCAAACAACGGCGCGCCATCCTCGGTCGTTCAGACGACGGATGGCGTCGCGTTGTGCGGCCGACACACGACCGCGTTTCGCTTTCAATTCGATGGCCAACCCGACAAATTCACCGCGCGGTTCGAAAAACAACATGTCCGGAACGCCGGCCAAATATCCCGCCGCCTTCATTCGTTTGGCTTGATTCATGGACAATCGCACACCGCCCACGGTGGCGCAAAACATGATGTCCGGCGAATGTTCTTTCAAGCGTCGCACGACCTCACATTGAATGTCGTGTTCCGGACTCGCATTTTTTCGCGCGGTCAAAAGGCCAATGTCTTTTCGGCGGTTAACAACGCCTCATGAATTCCAAGTTCACGCCACGGTTCGTTGTTAATGTGCCAAAATTCATCCGTGACGTCGAAACATGGACACGCCTTGTTTGCAAATTCATTGTGACCGTGTACCGTTTTAATGCTCGGAATTGCCACCATCAGAGCCATGGACAACATCACCATGGCGGCCGTTTGTTCCTCGGTCCGCGTGTCGCGTGGTGTTCCGTCCACGTCCAGTCCCCCGGCGTACGCGATGCCAATTGACGATTTGTTTTCACCTTTCACATGGGCGCCGATTTGGTCAATCGGTCGCCCGTGTTCAATCGTCCCGTCGGTACGAATTAAAAAGTGATAACCGACATCACGCCATCCGCGACCCTTTGGCGGTTTGTCCATGTGCCATCGGCGCACCGTGGCCACGTCGACATCTCGGGCCGTGGCGGTGCAATGCAAAATGATTTTGTCAATTCGACGCATCGTCGACCATGTTTTGCCGTTCCTTTCTTGCCTTCAACGCCCGTTCGACATTCATCCAAATCAATGTCACGGCCCCAATTGCACCCAACGCAAAGGTCACGCACTCTGTGACCGTGACGTATGTCCACCCCAATGTTGCAACGTTCAAAATGTTTTCGCGTGTCATGTCGTCGCAATTGTTATGTCGGCGCCAAAAATGAGGCGGTCCGTTGAACCGGGCGCGACTTCAATGACAATCGAAGCGGTCGCCCCCGACGTGATGTCGGTGATGTCAATGTTTGCGTTTGTGTCCCCCGTGCCAACGCTTGTCGTTGCGCCTGTCGTGTGATTGAACGAATATATTTCGACACCGCCCGAAACGGCCGCGTCGGTGTACACTTGAACGTGTGTCGCTTTATATCCCGTCGGGATTTCATTGAATGCGAACATGAGTCCCGTTGCTTGGTTACATGCGGCGCCCAAAGTGTTGGAAGTGTCATCTTCAATTCGAATTTGAGTGATGGCGCGTCCAACATCGTTTCCAAAAAATTCGGTCGGAAACACCTTGATGAGCGTACCGGAACCATGCCAACCACCGCCAGCGTTCGCAAAAGACAAAACACCCGACCCGTTCGTTTGCAGGAATTGACCGGACGACCCATCGGTGACCGAACCCAGAACACCCGACGCGTTGAAGGTCGCAACCTCGACGCCGGTTTGCCCCGTGCGGGTGGCGGCGTCGTTGTTCGCTTCATCCAACATATTTTCAACCGCGGTCATCTCGCTTTGAAGCGTCGAAATGCTTGAACTGTTTGTGGCAATGTTCGACGTGTTGGTTGCAATGTCCGACGTGTTGGTTGCGACGTTGGTGGTATTGGTGGCGATGTTTGTTGCGTTGGTTGTAGCGACGCCGGCAACCGCAATCAAGGACGTGTTGGTGCTTGCAATGCTTGTCGTGTTCGTCGCAATGCTTGTCGTGTTCGTCGTCGTGTCGTCCCGTACCGCATCCAAATCGGTTGTCGCGGTCACCGAAATCAAATCGGTTTTGTCCTCGATGTCCGCAATTGAAGTCGTATGAGATGCCGTCGTCAATGTGTTTGACGAAATCGCATTCAACTGTGTTTGTGTTATCAATTGGTGGTCGGTCGACGTCAACAATTTGTCCGCGCGGATGGCGTCTTGTTCGATGCCGATGGACGTGAACGCCGTCCCCGTTGCGTTCAATGTAAGAGGACCAACTTTTGCGGTGACCGTGTCCAAATCAACGGCCCCGGTCACGGTCAAAAAATCTGTTTTTGCACGAATGGCCGTCACCGCATCGTCAGACAATGCAAATTTCAAATCGACCGCCGGTCCAATGGGTTTTGGACCCTTGGACGTCGGTCCGGTCGCAACGGGTTGAATTGTTCCAATTGGACGCGGACCACGTGGGCGTCGGAAATCGTTGGCCTCTGTAACAGTCGTCAACGGACGAAGGGACGACAATTTGCAAAGGGTCGCGCCGACCGTTGCGTTCGTCCATTTCAATTCCAGAATTTGGTAAAACTCTTTCGTGCCGTCGCCATATTCCAACAACACCGGTCGTCCAAAGTGGAGCACCGTAAACGCTGACGCGCTGAACGAATTTTTTTGATTGGACAACGACAAATTCATGTTTGAACGGTCCGTGAATGAAATATTCACGTCTTTAATCAACAACGGTTTGTCACGCTTTTGCAACACCTCAAACGCGCGCAACTCATGAATGTACTTGCCATCGTTCGTCACCGTGTCACACGTCACCCAGTCGCGTTCTGGAAAACGAATCGCCCCGGTCGAATGATGTCGAACACGCACCGACCGAAATTGTTGTGTGTCGTCGTATTTGTCGCCCAACACGCTTTCACCCGTCACGATTTTGGACACGTTGTTGTCCTGTCGTGCCACAAATTCGACGTCCTCGTCATCTTCGCCGGCACCGACAACAACTTTGAATTGGTGAATCCCGCCAAAATCGGTTCGGTTGTTGGTAAAGGTTCGACCGTTGGACATGATGTCGAACAAATCGGTTCCCACGATTGATTCGTTGTCTGAATCCAGAAGGGACCACGCGAATGTGATGGTGACCCCCGTGTGTTCGATGTTTTCCGGCAATGGTGGCAACGTCCACGCCATGTCAAAAATGGAATCATGTTGCATGGTCCCGTCCCCCGTCAACAAACCTTCGGTCGTTTTGAATTCGGCTTCGTTGGATGAACGACGTTCGGCATGAAGTCCACCGACAAATTCGAACTCGGTTGTGTCGTCACCGCTTGACAGTATGACCGTGGCCGCGGGCGGGTCGGACGTGGTTCGCGGCAAAATGAAGTCGTATGTGTTGGCGTTTGTTGTCCATTCAACATCCCCAGATTGGTCAAAAAACTTTGCCGTTGCGACCTGTACGCCAATCGAATTTTTGATTGGGGCCGTTTCGCTTCGTGTCGTGATGTCGCGTTTGAGGTGATAATCCCCGACTTTGATTGTCAAATTGCAACGGTACTTCATGCCGCGACAACGTGTCGTCACATACTGCGACAACAACCGACCCATTTGTTCCAACAGAATTGTCCCCGACAACGTCAAGGTTTGACCGCCACTAACGACACACGCTTCGTTCGAAAATGTTTTGTCGATGAATGAAATTTGGTTCGATTCGTTTTTTTCGACCTCGAACAAGTCCAAACTAACAAAACCAAAATCGGTGTGCTCAAGGGAATGTCCCGTTGAACTGATGATTGACCGCGAACCGCCTTCCAAATGAATCGACGACACGGATTGAACCGGGAACATGACGGTTTCAACAACGCCGTCGGTAAGGTCGAACCCGCTTTGGAACGGCGTAAACGAACGCGTGTCCAATGGGTCTGTGATTGGCCCCACGGAAATGTTGTTGACCAAACGAATTTGACGCAAAAACGCGTGTTGCCTGTGGTCGACCGCCGTTTCGGATTCGGCAACGTGAACGTCGGGGTTGGTAAACCACCACGAACCCCATGACAAGAAAATTTGCGCCCCAAATAACGACGCGCAATGTTCTAAAACCTCGCCACATGAAGTGAACGAACGCCGGCGAAACTTACCGCCTAACGGGTCCGTTTCGGTGTGGACGTCAACAAATGCTTTGGACGGGACAAATGTGTTTTCAAGAATAGACGCCCCGCCGGGGATGGCGTCGCCGGATTCTGAGGTTGGCAAGTGTTGGTCCTTGTCCAGAATCCACACGGATTCCCGCAGGAATGGAACAACGGGCTTGTCGGTCGCCGCTGAACGAATGATGTCGGCCGCAACGTAATCATGTGACGCGGTCGTTGACCCGTCGTAATTATTCCAACCCCAAAGGGTTGAGGTTGGCAATTTCTCAAAACAACGACCCAACGTTTTGGCCATCGAGGCGGAATCTTCGTAGATGCTTTCCCCGGCCGGTCGAAACGGTTCGTCATTCAAAAGAACCAATCCACATTGGGCGGACAATGTCATGACGCGCAAAGGCGAATCTTTGGACTTCGATTCGCCTTGGTCGGCCATGATTGTTCCAAACCACATTGGCCGCCAATATCCGTTCGCGTTTGCCAATTGGTCGGTTTGCGTTGGTGTGCTTGAACCCGCGTTTTCGTCTGGTTCAAAGACGAACAACGCCAAACCAAAACGATTGTCCAAATTGCTTTGAATCGCGTCGAACAATTCACCGTGTTCGGTCGTTTCCTCCAACACTTGAATGGTGAATGTGGACGGAACCAATGGGGTGTGACGTTGGTCCGTGTTGCCGTCGTACTCCAAAAGAAACGCGCCGGCGTCGTCACCAACCAATTCAATATGGTTCACGGTCGACTCGCTTTGACTAAACGTCCCGGCGGTCGCGCCGGAATCAATTATTTCGACACGGTACGCGTGGCCATCGGCGCCGCCAACCTCACTTTTGAAACGCGCTTTCCAACCTGAATCCGAACCGTCGGTTGTCCCGTCATATCGTTGTATCGCCATGACTACAAATTACAAAACCGACCGCCGCGACAATGCGCGTCCGGCCCGCCGTGTTGAAATTTCCAATGTGTTTCCTTGAATGCGCGTGTGAATGTCCGACTGTTGACCGCCGGCCATTTGCATGAACGCCCCCATTTTTTCAAATGGAACAATGAATTCGCCCCGTGACGAAGGTTTTTCCCCAATCAACGCCAACGTTCCACCACGGCCGCCCAAGATGGCGCCACCCTCAGCGAACGCCGGAATGCTGGAAAACAACGATTTGGTCGCCGCAATCAATCCGGCCGCCTTTGCGGGTGCGGCCGCGCCACCCGTCACGATGTTGTCAGGTGACGCGGGCGAAAACGCCGACGCGACCGCGTTTGAAATGGCCGTGGCCAACGCTTGTTTGATTAGACCTTTGACGACGCCTTTGGCCGCTTCCAACATGCTTTCACCCAACTTTTGGTTTTTGTCGAATACGGCGTCGACCGCGGCGCCGGCGACGTCGGTTGCGGCCATTTGAGCGGCGGCGGCGGCGTCGAATTTCTCTTTGTTTTTTTCTTGTTGTTCTTCGACACCTTTCAATCCCTTCCGCAATCGTTCCGCCTCCGCGGTCATCTCCGCAAATTTCGCCGTGTTCACAAAATCTGGGTCGGACAATGCCATGTCCTGCAACGCTTGGTCCAAGGCGGTCAACGCTTCGTGCGCGGCGTCCATTGACGACAAAAGGCCGGCGCCCTCCAAAACCTTCAGTTCCGCCATTTTCGACCGCAACGATTCCAACGGACCCGTCGTTGTGGTTTCCGTTTCCGCGCCCAACGTTTTGACCGCGGCGGCCAACGCGGCCAACACCGATTCAGAATCGCCGCCGAAATCCTCACCCAATACGGATTGCAACGCGGAAATTTGTTCAGTCGTTAACTTCAACGCGGACACGTCAAGTTCGCCCGAAACGCCTTCGACGATGTCGCCAATGGCCTTGTTCAAATCGGACAAACGTTCGGCGTCACGTTCCCCGAACGCCTCGCCAAAGATGCTTTCCGTTTTTGTTGTTTTGGCCAACTCACCCGCCAACCCGGTCACGACGTCGGCCAATGTTTTTGTTTCGTCGGTTTGCGTCTTTGTCGCGTCGGCGGATTTTTTCTTTGCGTCGGTTGATTCTTCTTCGGCCTTCGTTTCGCTTTCCTTCGTTTCGGCCGCTTTTGTTTGTGTTCCGTCCAGACGGTCGACCAAAGTTTCGAAATTGCGCACCGCCTTCGACGCGTCGTCTACATTCCGGGCGGCGCTGAATAGTTTTGTTCCAAAGAATCCGCCGCTATCTGTGGCCCGACGAAGGGCGGTTTCCAAATCCCTTCCCGCGGCGCCACGCAAAGTGTTCAATCGGGTTTGAAATGTAGCAATGTCAATTTCACCCGAACTCAATTCACCAACCAAATCGCGCACACCGTCCGACAACGCCGCGATTTTGTCGACATCGCCACCGTCCTCAAACGCACGCATTTCAAAATCAATCAAAACTTTTTCGACAGTCGTGACGGCTTCGGCTTGTTTCTTTGTGGTGTCTGCCAACAATTGCGCCCGAACACGCGACGCCACCGCGTCACGAACTGCGTTTTCCGCTTTCTCGATGTCCTCCAACGACGCCGTGTTCAAATCCAAGTTCCCCAAGTATTCGCCGTACTGCGAATTAATGTCTTGAATTGCTTCGGACCGGTCGCGCTCGCCTTTGGCGGCCAATTTCAATTTCCCAAACAACGTCGTCACCTCGCCGCGTTCCTCCGCAATGGCCTTGTTCATTTCCTTCGTTGCGCCCGCCATGGACCGCGACTTGAATTCCAACGACGACATGCGTTTGATGACCGGACGCAATGCCAATCCCAATCCCACAACCGCCGCGGTCACCGCGAGGAATGGACCGGAAACCAACACGGCCGCCAAACTTGAAAACGACGTGGCCGCCGACGTTCCCGCCAACGCGGCCGCGCCTTGCAACAACTTGAATCCCTTGGAAATGGAACCAATGGCGGCGGTCAACTTGCCGCCGACAATCAACAACGGACCCAACGCCGCCGCGGCCATGCCGAATTGAACAATCGTTTGTCGCGTCCCTTCGTCCAAGTTAGCAAACGCCGACGCCATGTCACGAATCACGTTGACGACTTCCAAAATCGTTGGCGCCAACGCCGTTCCCAATTCGATTTGGGCGGCCTCGATGGCCGATTGCATTTCCGCCAACTTACCCGCGGTCGTGTTGCCCATGGCGTCGGACATGCCCAACGCAGTCCCTTCGGCCTCCATGAATGACGCGTTCAACGACGCCAAATCTTCCAAATTCTTTCCGAATACGGGTCCAAGAATTGCCGCCCGCGTTCCCAACAATTCCAACGACTCCGTGTACCCGGTCCCGCCTTGAATTATTTTTGTGAATGTGTCCTTAACCGGGACCCCAGATTTGGCCAATTCACTGAACGCCATTTTCAATTTGGTTCCCGCGTCCGACCCTGCGATGCCGTTGTTTGCCAACACGGCAATGAGCGACGACGTTTCTTCCAAACTAAACCCAAATTCGTTCGCGACCGGCGCGACGTTTTTCATGGATTCTTTGAATTTTTCCAAATCCAAGGCCGACCCGGCAAACGACGCCGCCATGACGTCGGTCACGCGACCCGTGTCCGCCGAATCCAATCCGAATTGTCGCAACGTTGCACCGACAACCGTTGCCGTTTCCCCCAAATCTTGGTCAAACGCCTTTGAAAGATTCAACACGGCGTTCGTCATTCCGGGGATTCCATCGCCCCCGGTCAATTCCTTTTGAGTGAATCCAAGTTTCGACAACTCCAATTGAAGTTCCGAAACCTGTGACGCGCTGAACGACGTCGTGCCCCCAAGGTGCTTCGCTTGTTCCGTTAATGCCCCAAGGGATTTGGCGCCGCCTCCAGACACGGCGCCGACCTTTGCCATGGCCAATTCAAAATCGGCGGCAACCTTGAATGACGACGCACCAACGACGGCCAATGGGGCCGACAAACCCATGGACAAATTTCGTCCGGCCGTTTGCATTGACTTCGACGCCGACTTGAACCGGGCCAATGAACGGTTCAATCCCCGTTCGAATTTGGAACCGTCGAGGTCTAAAAGTATCGCAAGCCGTGACGATTTCGCCATTGTCAAGAAAATTCGTCGACCAATTTTTTGATGTCGTCGGCCGACATGGGTTTGTTGTTTTCCGGCGCGGCCATTCCGCGTCTATACGGGTTGAAGTCCTGCGCGCTTTTTGCAGTTTGACCACGGCCACGGTTGATGTTGAACAACATCGCCATGACCGCGCCGGTGTGATTCCACCGGGTTTCGTCCGCCTCCAACAAACCACTCTGGAAACATGACCATTCAAAAAAAGTCATGTTCCAAAATTCCTCCGGTCGCAAACCGGCCCGAAGGCCGGCCGCATAGATTGACCGCCACGTTGGCGGCGGCCCCGTTTTCACTTCGGGGCCGCCTCCACCCCGTTTCCCGACTTCGGGTCTGGGGCCATCGTGTCGACAACTTCGTTGGTGATTTGTGTGAACGTGTTTTCGTCCTCACAAATGAATGCACACAATTGGTTGAAGTCGGGCAAACTTGATTCGGGTTTGCCGTGTCTTTGTGCGTGATTCAACATCCCACAAAACACGATTTTTGGGACCGTGTTCAAAGGGTCGTCCGACAATTCCGTGTCGATTTCAGCCAACGGTATTTCGTACCGTTCGGACAAAAGTCGGAACGCGTTCATGTTCACCAACGCCGGAATGGTCGTGTTGTTGACCTTCACCGACAATTCGCCGCGCAATTTGTTTTTTGCCATTTTTGTTTCAATTGGGTTCGCCCCAATTTACGCAATCAGGCTTGAACCAAAGTCCCGGTTCCCTTCAAAGAACATGAATACGTTGCGAAGGAATCCACACCCGCGGTGGCCTCCAATGATTCAATGAACGCTGAACCGGTGTAGGTTGCGCCGCCGGTTGTCGCGTCCGCTTTGAAAATGACTTCGACGGTTTCGCCAGACAACGCCAATTTCGCCAGATTGTTGAAACCGTGTTCGTTTGCGCCGTCCAGAGCGTCCGCGGCGGTTGTGATGTCAACCATGCCATCCACGGAAAAACTAAACGACGACGCACCGACGGCGGTGTGTGAAATGGATTGCGCCGCTTGCCCGCTTTTAGACGCGGTTTCGACGGAACCATTGTTGATTGAAACGGAACAATTCGTTGAAACACCAACCAAACGTGACGTCCCCGAACCGGCGGTGTCACCTTTGACGAATAAACCCAACTTATTTCCCGAAATGCTTGAGAGTGACATTCTTTGAAAAATTTACGTGATGTCCCCCAATTTCGTCACAACACGTTTGGATTTCGTGTCGTCACGAAATGTCAGCGCGCCGTATAAGATGCCAAAAATGAAACGGTGAAAACCAATTCGACAACGAACACGTTCCCGTCGTCCATGACATCCGACGCGATGGTGTCAAGGGTTGTGGAAGCGATATTGTAAACGTTTGACCCAATTGTGTATTCCCCGGCAAGTCCCTCGAAATTGGTTCGAACGATGGTGTGCATACTCCACGCCTCCGAAATACTTTGCGAAAAACAATTCACGGAAAATTCAAATTCATCGTTGACCGACGTCGTGTTTTTCGTGGGCGAAAACTTCGCGTCGGTTTGTTCAAACATAACCGCGGGCAAATCGGAACCTTGTTGCCTAAGATATGGGTAAATTCGCGCGCCTGTAATCGCACGCAAAACGGCGTCACCATTTAGCCGTGAATAAAGCAGGTCCAACATGTCACGTTTGTTTTTTGAATTCACGAACCAAAAATTCCCTCACACCTTTTTTGATTCTGAACGGTATGGTGTCGCGGTAACGATTTAACGTCGGTCGAACGAACGGTTGTTTGGGAACGCCCGACGTGATTTCTTTGGTTCGAACTAATTTGCCACCCTTCCCGAAAAAAGTGAATTCGCCGCGGGTTGTTCGTTTGGATGGCTTCACCCCCAGTTCGGCAAAGTGGGCGGTATATGAACGATTCGGTCCGCGGAATCGTGGCCCCAAGCGCACAACCCAAGATTTGGAACTTCGAGAATAGAACGTAATTGTCGCGATTGACTTTTTGAGGCGCCCGGATTTTTTGGGGGCCAACGACCGCATCGTGTTGAAGGCCGGTCGAAATGCGCGTTTCATGATTTGCCCTACCTCACGGCGGGCCACGTTGAACGGCATCCGTTCCAACGCTTTCATGACGCGCGTCGCCTGTGAATCGTCAAATCGTGCGGTGACCTTCATGTGTCAATCGTCGTTTCGTGAACAAATCAATTTCATGAACCGTTTGCGGCCCATCACCAACACCCCGTCGACGCGGTACGTTTGCCCGTCAAATTCAATTCGTGATTGTTCCGAAACCGCGGTGTTGTAGCGAATCGTGAATTCCGTTCGCAACACCTGAACGACACGGTCGCCCACGGTGACTTCACCGGCATTCCGGTCAAATCGTTTCGCGTAAATGGTCGAAACTTTTGTGAATGTTTCGACCGGTTGACCAAACGAATCGGTTGTGACCGTTGCGTTGTGCAAGTCAATCGGGGTGTCCAGTTCGCCAATCCTCATCGAATGCGTCGCAATGATTTCACAATTGATTCAAACGCCAATGGCATCACAAACGGTCGGCCCGTTGCGACACCTCCGGCTTCACGGTTTTCGTACAAATGAGCCAAATACAAAAGGCAAGCGCCCTGAAACAATTTGGACGTTTGTGTTGTGCTTGTGGAAACCAAATCGTCGTCACCCAGAATTGCGCATTCCAATTTGTACGGGTACGGGTCGTCCAACGCGTAATCGGTTGGCGATTGAAACGTCAATTTTTGTTCCAAGACCGACGGCGACGTGGCGTTGTGCGTGACGAACGCATCGTTCACCGTGATTGTTTTGGTTGTGTGTTGGTCTGAATTGTACGAAAACGCGTTGACACGGTCCAACCGAAACGGCAGTTCCAAACGTTCCGGCAATGTGTGAATGTACACATTGGCCGATTTGCTTTGCACGTGACGACCCGTCAGGCCCTCAACATATCGAATCGCCAATTCACCCAACATTGCGACATGGTTTCGTTCATTGGACCCCACGTCACCAATGTCGGCGCGAAGGTGTGATTCCACAATGTCAACGCCGCCCAACAACGTGAGAGAGTCGAGAGCGTAAAAATACTCTATTCGAATGTTTTCCATTGTCGTGTGTTTTGTCGCCGCCATGGATTCGAACCACGCAAACCGCATCCAGACGCGGACGGCGAACCGCAACATGTGCGGCCCCAAGGAATAAGGGAAAAACAAACCGCCGGCCGGATTGCCGGCGGTTCGTGTTGTGGTCTAATTACACACCTGTCATTGCGGTGTTCGCAGTCAAGCCGGCCAAAATAGCGCCGGAACCATTGCGGCGAATTTTGCCGTCAAAGTACGCATCCGCCACGATGCGGACGACGCCTTTCAAATTTTCCGTGAATGGGTCAACACTTACCGAAACACCGGCCCATGTACACATGACAATGTCGGACGCGTCACACATGACAATTGGTGAAACGCTTGCGATTGTGTCGTCGGCGTCGGCGTCACCAAAGAACGTCGCACCCAATTTCGTGGTCAACGCGGTCAATTGTCCCGTGTGATATGCGGGGTGGCCCATGATGGTCGACGCCCCTCCGGCAATGTTTCCGGCCGCGGGAATGAAACCACCGGCGTCGGCCGTTTGTGCTTTCAAATGCGCCATGACCGCCGGCGTCATGAAGAACACCGGACGAAGGTTGTCAGGGTTGCCGCCTAAGTACGTGCCCTCCAGACGCGCAATGTCGGCAAACGAAGTCGCCAACGCGGTCGCGGGGTTGTTCGTTTCGTCAATGCTTCCAACCTGAATCCGCGACGCGTTTTCCAAGTCGGACACGACACCGTTCAAAATGTGGTTGTCCATCTTTGCGGCGATGGCGGCGCCCAAGTCACGACCAAACAAATCGTCAAGGTTTCCGTTCACGGAATACATGAGATTTTTTGACACGTCAACCGCGGCCGCGCAACGGGTTGGTTTCAATGTCTTTCGTGTGAACGCGGTTGTTCCGGGCGACACGCCGTCGGCTTCGGTATTGTCCGCGGCGTTTCCACCTGACAACACCGCCGCGTTTCCGGGCATCACGGGCAAATCAACGTCACCGGCAAAACCTGACAATTGGGTGACGCCGGCATTGGCCAAAACGGATTTGGATTGCAACGACATGGCGATGTCACTTTGGTTCACCTGAACACCGGAACCGGTGGAGTGGATATTGGTGGCGCCATCGTCCACACCGTACGCGGTGCGCTCGCCGTAAGCCAACCACGAAGGAATGTTGAAGTCACCACGGACGGCAACGCCGCATTCGATGGCCTCCTTCCTCGCTTCGGCGTCCATTTCGGCGGCCAATCCTTCCAAACGATTTGCCATTGCACCCTTCACACCTTCGGTGATGCTGAATCGCTTTTGGATTTTGGCGCGTTCTTGGGTTTCGCCTGAACCGGTCGAGAACGACACGGGCGCGGCGGTGGCCTTCAACGCGGCCTCCATTTTTTCGGCCCGTTCAATTTGTTTGTCCAAATCTTCGATTTCGGACATGATGTTTTCGGACGCTTCGATTTCGTCCGCGGTAAATTCACGCGCCTCACCTTCGGCGGCCTTTACCATTTCATCCAAGGCGGACACGCGTTCGCCCCGGATTTCTTGCAATTGTTTCGCGTTTTTCATTTTCTTTTGCGAATTTGTTTGATTCGATGTTTCAAAACGGCCGAACGAATCTTAGCGCCGTGGGTTTGTATTTTGTCGCTTGGGGCCGTTTCGGGGCCATCCTGCGTGTTTTCTTTGCATTCCGAAGGGTCACACCCGCAATTCGGACAATCGTCGTTTGACGGTGCGGGAAGCGCGTCCAGAGAACGCAAAACCGACGTCGCGTCCGAATACGCGCCAACCGTGACCACGGAAACGTCAACCAATCGCGCCACGCGATTGATGGTCCGCAAATCCTTCATCCCTTCGCGTTTTTCCCACGAATCGCCGTCCGCGCCCAACATGAACGCAAATGACGCATCGCGGACAATCCCGCGTTCCATTAGTTCCACTAAGTCACGACCGGCGGTCGTGTCTGGGATGGGGAAGGAATAACGCAAACCGGTGTCGTCAACGGACAATTCTAAGCCGGCGCCAACCTTCGCCAATGGTTGCAATTGGTTGTGATTAAACACGGCAACAACTGGGTCGGTCAAACGACCTTCGAACGCGCCCGGCGCAATCACTTCGGCAAATGCTCCAATGTCAGTTTCGGAATTAAACACCGCCGCGTAACCTTCAACGCGGCGTTCATCCTCCTCGTGTTTGTACCGAAGTTCCAAACGGCTCGTCGTTTGAAATCGACGTTCCGTTTTCATGTTTTCGGATTCACGATTGTACGAAGGCGCTTCGTCGTCACCCGTGGCGTCGTCATGTTCTGCACATGCCATGTACACGGTTTGACCTTCCAATTCATGCGTGTGAAAACCTTCGCATCCTTTTTCTTCGGCGTGCTTCAATGCGTCCTCCTTGTTGTCAAACACCGGTTCGCCGTCAATCGTTCCAACTCTTTGTCGTTCGTCTTCCATTTTGTCGTTGCTTTTTAGGGGATGGCCCGTCGGGAACAAATCCGTGTCGTGTTTGCCGCTTCGAAATTTTTCGTTTTTCAAGGCGTATAGAAAAGAATTCAAGCGTGCATACGCCCATTGTTCAGGACTTGAAACCGAAGGCCGGACCGACCCCGGGTTTGTTTTGTACGCACCGACGCCACGTTTGAAAACCTTTGCCGCCATGGCGTACGTCGCGCGGTGAATTTTGTCGTCGGACCTTAGTTTGTCGTTGTATTCGTCAACCTTGTTTTCGATGCCTTTTTTCACGGCTTCGCTAAATCCGTCCACACCGCCAACGGATGCGCGTTGATTCTGGACAACTTCGCGAATCGCCTTTTTCATTGTCGATTCGCCAATGTCCAGAACGACACCCCATTTGATTGCGGCGACAACGCCGGCAATGTTGCTTTTGTTCGCCTTGTCACCGGGAAATTGTGAACCGTCGCCGCGATGACGGGCCGCCCACGCTTCACGTTCCCGAATCCAGTCCAACACGGTTTTGGAATCGTCACCGTCCAACGCCCGCGTCCAAAGTTTGAACGCCTCATTGCCGCGGATGTTTCCGCCGGCTTTCCACACGTCAGGGTTGGACTCTTTCAAACGTTCCGCAAATGCGCGGTCGAATCGGTCGAAATTTGAATTCCTAAGGGACACGGCTTTGTCGTCGCCTTTCTTTGGAAAATCCGTCATTGTTCCGCCGGTTCGGGGTCTGCGCCGAATGAATCCAACGGGGCCAAATTCAACGGGACAAAATGACGGTCGCCGCCTTCAATTGGATTTAGGTTTTCCAACGCTTCGCGCGCCTCATTGATGGACACAACGCCGTCACGAATCAACGCCGTGAAGTATTCGCCTCGCGTCTTTGCATCGGCGCGCAACAACGACGCAATGTTGAACCGACATTCGACCGAAGATTGTTCCCGTTCTGAAATCAATTTCACGGTCACTTGTTGTTGGATGCGACGCAACAAGGGCGCGATGGTGTATTGTGCGAAAAAAATGGATTGTTGTTCAACGTTGTTGTACGTTACGGACGAATCCAAGCCAATCAACGCGGGTGAAACGCCAAACGCCGAACAAACCATTTCCGCTTGAAATTTTCGCGTCTGGATGAATTGCGCCGATTCGGGCGCCGTTCCGATTCGTTCGTATTTCATCCCGTGTTCCAAAATGGCGGTCCGGTGTTGGTTCCGTGCGCCGTGATAACGGGCCGCCCATGACGCCGACAAACGTTCAAATTGTTCGTCCGTCAACGCGTGGTCGGTTTGAATGATTCCGGACACGTTGCCACCTGAACCAAAAAATGTCGAACCGAAATTTTCCGCGGCCCGCTCAAGGGAAATGGATTCGCGGTGTTGTTCAATCAATGACACACCACGGAAACCGCAAACCATGAACAATTCGTCGTCAACGTACACGGTTTCGTTGTCCTCCAAAATGTACGCCGGCCGGCCGTCCGCCAATTCCGTTTCGTTCATTCTTGCCGCGTCAACGTAACGAAGGCCCAAAACACGGGCGTTGTTGTCGCGCTCAATCACGGCAAATCCCTTTCCGTACAAATACGCGTCGGATATAATTTTTTCCCAAAGGTCAAACGCGGTCATTCCGGCCGTTGGCGACACCTTCAAAATTTTAGTCAACGGGTGTTCGATTTTCGTTTGACGTTGGCCGTCAACCGCGAACATGTCAACGTCAAGTGACGCGACGGTGTGGGCAATCTTCTGAACACACGCGCGGACGGTTGTCGAGGCCAACGCCGTTTCGGGCGTCACCACATTTCCCCCAGACGTTCCGCCGAATATCGTTTGAGCGCGGGCGGCGCCCAAGGCGTTTCCATACGAACGCGACGCGGGTCGCGGCGCTTCATCTTCTGGGATTTGCACCCGTCCCAACAATCGGTCAAACCATGACATGTTCGCAAAAATGCAAATTCACCTTTGAATTTGCATGTCGATTTGAAAACTTCAATTCACAGATTGCGCACGAATTCAAAAATCATTGAAACGCAAAAACCAAAACAAATTGTGAACGCTACTATTTCGGACGGGGACATGACGTCGTTGGTGGTTGGTTGGACAACATTTGCAAAAAATCGGATTGGTCCAGAATGCCGTTCCCGTTGAAATCGAACAATGACGCGTTCGAACCGGGCGTGACCTCACACCCGAAGTTCGTCAAGAACAACAACAAATCCATGATGAAATCGGACCACATGCGTTTGTGTACGCATGCGGCCCGATTCGCGTTTGGTTTGTTCACCTGTTTTTTGCTTCGTTTTGAAAGGTAGTCACAGGCGGTCGTCGCGCCATGCGTCAAACGCGTCGTCGTCGGGCGTGGGATGCGGTCGCCATTTGCCGGAACCACCGCAACGGTCGCACACAACCCAATGGGGTGAACCCGGCGGGTCAATCCATCCTCCTGCCCCGTCGCATTCGGGGCAATCAGTACACGACGCCATCGACAATTCGCATGTTTTGAAATGAGAACGACCCAGATTTTCGGATGTCTACAAACCCGAATCCGTGATTCCATTGGTTGTGTTGGAGATAGTCCGGCGACAAGTCGCACAAACAACCGACAGACCACGACGTTGAAATTTTGCCGTTGATGTCTTTGGTTGTGAACTCGGATGTGCGGTGGAAATGACCACAGACGGACGAATGTTGCGTTCGCAAATGCAACCATCGCGCCGGATGTTGACCGCCTGAACCCCGACCGACCTCATGGCCATGAACAACGAACAATTTCCCAAACCTTGCAATCCGCCAATCTTCAACGTAATTCACCGACAATCCCGCGTCCGACAAAACCCGGTCCAAACTGAACGACGGAACACCCAAAAGTTCAGGCGCACGCGCCGCCAAATATCGGTCAAAGCGGTTTTCGTGATTGCCCATTTTGGCCCAAACGTTTGCGTCTGGAAACGCGGTCGCGACGGCGTCAACAAACGATTTCGCCATTTCTAATTCGTCAACAAACCTCCGTTCGCGCGGGTCTTTCTCGAATGACGACAACGAATAAAAATCCAAAATGTCGCCATTCAACCAAACGTCCGTCACTTTTTCTTGCAAACCAAAATCAATCGCGGCGGCGATGGCTTTGTTGTCGTGAAATGGAATGTGGATGTCGGACAAAAACAACACCCGACGCGGCCCGTTGATTTGCAACGGTGCGCGCGTCATGCGCTTGTTCGGTTTCGGCAAATTGAACCGCGATTTCATTTCACGGTTTTTTCAATTGTGCGGCCGGCAAAGTAGGCGCCAAATACGGTCAACAACAACGTTTCGAAAATGCCGGACGACGTTTCATTGAGGTGGAAAATCGACGGGGCGATTGCGTTGGCAAAAACCAAAATCACGAAACCACACGTCAAAGAAAGCAACACCAACGGCCGAACATTTTTTGACAACCACGAATCCGATTTCATGTCGGTGGACCATTGGCCCGCAACATCGACCCCGACAATTTCGCGCGTTTCCGTCATGGCAATTTCGAACGCGTCACGTTCTGGTTTTTTGAACGACCGTGTTTCAATCAACGACGCGATGGAATCCAGAAGGAACCCGGCCGGAATCATGTCGGCAAACGCCCGCAAAATGTCGGGCGCGTAACGACGCAACCAAACGCCAACGGGCGTCGACCGAATGGTTGTCACCTTCAACCCCGACGTTCGATTTTGTCGTTCTTCGGCTTGTTCGCTTTGTTGTTTGAAACGATTGCGTTCACCGCGGCGTCCAGCCAACCGAAAACCACGACGTCGTCGGCCGTTGTCGGTGTCAAGTTCGCGACGATTTTTGCGATTCCCAGAATGGCCAACAAAAGTTCGGCCCAATTTTGAATGATGAAATCCATTTCGCAATGTTTGAAAAAACCGTTTCATTGTCTGGTTTCATTTTGTAAGGTTGCACAAATACGCGATGTGGTTTTTGATGGCCGTTTTCGAGGGGTTCCGGTCTTCCATTGGGTGTCTACGATTCAACCGCGCCCGTGTCGCGATTTCCTCCAATTCCGCATTTTCAATTTCCACCGTTGCGTCGTGTAGGTACTCAACAACCAAATCAATTTCGACAGGGTCACCAACACTTTGCAAAACCAAACCGGCCACCATACGACGACGCGCCATGTTTTTTTCATGGCCCGACGCATCCGCCGCCGCCCAAAGTTCGTCGAAATCTTCAACGGTCGACATCTTCAACCCCGTGGTGTTCATCCTCACTAATGACGCCGGCGTGCGCGTACAGTCCGACAACCTTCAAAACGGCGCGTGACAACGCGCGTTTTTCAGCCATGGCGAACGGGTATTTGGTGCGGTTGTTCTGTGGCGACGCTTCGCCGTACGTTTCAACCGTCAACACGTTGTCCGTTTCTTTGTCGGTGTGTGTGGCTTTTGCCTTGATGACCACAAACCCCGGATTGTCCGACACGACTTCAAAGGTGACAACAACGCCGTGACGCGCTTGGATTTTTTCAATTCCAGTTCGTGTGATGATTGCAAATTGCGGCGACATAAACACGTCGTCAGGCGTCAAGCCATTTTCGACAAACAACGTGTTCAGGTGTTCGCGTTGACTTTTGGTCAATTTCTTTTTCATGACTTTGGTTTTCACATTCCGAATCGTTCGGAACCACAATTTGAACAATGACCCGTCGGCGTGTTGAACGTTGCCGTTTCACAAACTGGACAATATATTTTCAACGGGACGTTTTGCAAACGGTTAATTTCCATTTCCAATTCAATGATTCGGGCGGCGCGGTCCGCGGCGGCCCCCATGGCCGCGCGACACGCGCGCGCCTCACACGTCAATGCATCGTCCAAGGCGTACGAATGAAGATACAAACGACGGACGAGGTGAACCGCTTTTTGTAGGTGTTGCCGAACGTCGTTTGGCAAGTTGCCCCACGTTTCTAATTCGTGTTCGACCAAATCGGCCCAACCGGCCGCGTGTGTCCTCACCCACATGCGGTCCAAAAAATCGCCGTGTGAAGATTCACGGCGGGCATTTACGGAACCAATTTTTGAATGTCCGTTTTCAATGTTTGAATCCATTGTTCCAATGTTGTGATGTGGTCCAGATATTCAGACGCCGACGCCACATGGTCGACGGTAAAGCGCAAACCCAAAATGGTTCCCGTCAAAAGTTCGTGGGCATCGTTCCAACGGTGTTCGTTGGCGTGTTCCGACGCGCGTTCCAAATCTTCAATGACCCACATTTGCATTGTTCCGGGCCATCTGGTCCGGCCAACCCATTTTGACAACCGTCCAATTCGGTCGGCCATGAATTCGCCGTGGTTTTTTTTGGTTACAAAATCCGATGTCGCAACGGGAAAAATCAACGATTTGGTTTCCATGTGGACAATTTAGGTCCAAAAATTGTTGGTTGTGTGGCATTTGCAAAAATAAAGCGACCCGGCGTTGTTCGTGCGCCGGGTCGCAATGCCTTCAATCGAATTGGAACGCGTCCCCCAGTTCGCCCGCCATGACCAATTCGGTCATGATTTCGCGTTTAGCGTCGCCTGAATGCAACGCGATTCCGCCGCGGTTTTCAATCCATGCGTCCCATTCACGCAACGGTTCGCCCGCAATGATTGGCGGCGTTTTGGTTCCTGTGGATGCCATTTCGTCGGCCGCGTAAACTTTGCCCAAATTAAACGCCGCCTCGATGGCTTCGTTCAATTTGTGGATGTCGACTTGAATTTTCATTGTGTGTTAATTTTGTGTTTGACTTTGTTAGATTACAAACCCCAATCCATCCGAAGCAAATCCCCGTTTTTGTGCGCGCGCATCAAATCGCGTTTTGTATTGAACTGGATGTTGTTTGACGTTTCAATACACATGACCGTGTATTTGCCACCTTCCAAACCAAGTTGTTTTGTAAGGAAAACCCGGAGGGTTGGTTGTGTGTTTGTGTTTGACATGACCCAAAGATACGCACACAATTCACACGTCCAAATTTTTTTGGAACTTTTTTTTGATTTTCTGGAAAAAACAAAGGCCGCGACGTTTCGCGACCTTTGCCCGGTGGACCATTCCCGTGTTGTCAAACGACGCGACACATGGCGCGCCAGTCCGTTTGCTGAATTAAAAAAAACCAATCACCGTCACCGGTTCACTACGAAACGAACGACAACGTCCGCCGCCGATTTCAACGAAGGCATGGACGCGAACCGCGTTCGTGTTCCGGCGCAATATCGGTCAACATTCCAAGATTTGCAACCCCGGATGTCGCGCGCCGTTTGTGACAATGTCCAAACGTCGCCGTCGACCTGACATTGCCACATTGTTTGTCGTCGCCGTCTGGATGGAGGGCCAACTATGACGGACCGTTTTTGCCAATCCAAATCCATGTTCATTTGTATTGAATGACAATCGCGTTCCAACACCGGACCATTTCGGACAACTCCGATTCCGACAACGGGCGACGGATGGCCCGGTAAATTTGCCACGTTTGTTCGTGGTGGCGCTTCGTCATGCCACCCCGGATTGTTGACGTCAAAGGCAAACAATCCGCGTGTGGTTGGGTTGGTTGTGGTTGGTTCATTGGTTGATGCTCATTTGGTCGGCAAAAGTGAACGCCCGGTCGTAAAAGTGACGGCGGCGGTGTGCGTTGTAGGCGCGTTCTTTCAAATACTCAATTTCGGCAATCGGTGTCCATCCGTCATAATTACGAAACCACGCCGGTTGTTTCTTGAAATCATCCGTATCAAACAACCCGAAAAATTCGCCACACGGACTTATCATTGCAATTTTGCGAAACACCTTCAAACGTTCTTCGGTCCATCCGTTTGAATCCAAAACCGTGACAAAACCCGGTGTTCGCGAAACGATTGTGTGAGTCGTGCTTTTGTGGTGTTCTGTGAATTGGTTTTCGTCGTACCCTTGAATATTTTGCGCGTATGTCCGCCCGACTTCAAATGTGATGTTGTGCATGGCTTCAAAAATTATTTGTTGAACGTTTCCCAATTTGCCAAAGGCGTACCTCTCCACGCGTGGCGGTCGGACATGGTTTGCGCGATTGCCAACGCTTCGGTCATGGTGTCCGCCAAATCCCATTTCCGGTTGTGGTCCGCGTTTGAAATCATTGGACGTTTGCGGCATGTTCCGCGAAATGTGATTTCAATTCGGCCGTCGCAACGTCCCATAAAAGACGCCTCGCCGTATTGGTACACCTTTGAAAGACGGATGTTTTTTGACTGTGACATGATGTGTTGTTTTGTGTTTGACAAAAAACGGGAGGGGCAAACCCCTCCCGGTTTTGTTTACGACAACCATGGATTGAATACGACGCCCCTCCGCTTCAATTCGTCTTCGATGTGGTGGACGGTAGCGCGTGCGCCAGTCACCCAAAATTTTGGAAAAGCGCCTGCCTTGAGGCCGTCAATCGTTCCTTGATGCTCATTCAACAAGGATTTCGTGGTGTGGTTTGTGTAATTGTACATGATGTGTTGTTTTGTGTTTGACATGGTCCAAAGATACGCACACAATCAACAAACCACCAAACATTCGGGCAAAAAAAATCGCCATTTTGGCGAAATCGTAGCAAAACCGGGCGTTTCAAACCGTCATTTTTTTGAACGACGCTTCGAAACCCAGACGAAAAACGCGTTCAACGTGGGGAATTTGAAGACACCAAAAATGTCGTCGTGTGCCATTTCAAGTCGAAAATACGTTTCCGACGCGGTGTCGACACCGTTCAATCGCCGTTTGTATTCGTTCCAAAATCCTTCGCGGGTGTAGATTCGACGCGCCAATTCCAGTTTTTCGCGGTCGGTCACAACACACGAATTTTGATGTCGTCAGGCAATGGCGGCGCCGTGTCATCGTCGTCGAAGGTCATGAACTCACCCAACGCCATGATGGCGGCAACAATGCCGTCAACCTTGCCACCGCTTTTTTGCTTGGTCACCTTCATGTTGCCGGCGGGGTCAAAGGCCAACGCGACGTTGTTCAACATCCAATCTAACACGGGGTCGGGCTTGATAAAAAAGGCACCGTCCAACGCGACACGTTCAAACTGTTTCGTTGGCGCGGACATACTGACGAACCCTTGCCCGAATGGCGCGCAAACGATACCGTCGTTCACCAAATCCGTCACCAACTGGCTCGAATTGTAACGGTCAAAGGCCAACGACCGGACGGTGTATTTGGTCGCGATGCAATCGCGGTCAATCACAACGCGTCCATCTTCGTCGACGTGATGGCCGGTCAAAAACCGTCGAATGAAATCGTAATCGGTGACGTTGCCCGGCGTGACGTGGACGTTGTCGAATTCGTGAAAACGTCCGTACAAATCCGATTCGTCGGTTTCCAATTTGCGTTCAATGGCGCGTTCAGGCACGAAGTAGTGAACGCGCAAAATGAATCCGCCCGAAGGGTCGGGAAACAACAACGCCAACGCCGACATGTCGGACACCGACGCCAAATCCAGACCGGCGAAACACACCGCGCCCGGTTCCGGTTCCAAGTCACTTTGATTCGTGCGCCACACATCGCGGTCAATCCATTGTGACGACGACGACACGAACATGTTGCAATGTTTGGTTTGAAACTCGACGACCGCGCGGCCACCGTGGTTTTGCGCTTGCCGGCATTGACTAAACAAAAATTGTTCGGAAATGGATTCACCCAAACCGGGATTCGCCTTGACCCAGACATCCGGATTTTTCCAATCGTCGTCGGGGTCCAGTTCAAAAATCAATGCCAACGTTCGGTCGTCGGATTTGTCGCCGTCCAAAATCGCTTTCGAAGTTTTTGCGATTGTGTGGGCCGGGCCGTCG